TGGCGGGGATTCTGGCGATACCTACGTCAGGACCATGTACCAGAAGCTGCGCGCGCTGCAAGGATCGCGCGAGCCGTTCGACCTGGTGACGGGCAAGCGCACGTATCGCAACATGCTGATCGCCGCCCTGGCCGTGACGACCGACGAGCGTTCGGAAAACGCTCTGATGGTCACGGCCACGTGCCGGCAGGTCATCATCGTCACGACGAAGGCGACCACGCTCCCCCCGGCTGCTGCGCAAAGGCTGCCGGAACGCACAGGAGAAACATCGCGCGGCGCCGTGCAGCAGCTATTCGGCCCGAAAGCGCCGAGCCTGGGCGGAGCATTCCCGCCGTCCATGTGGGGAGGCTAAGACATGGCAGACGCCTACGAAATCCCGCTGTCTGCGCAACCTCAGCAGTTTTCGATTGCGCTGGCAGGCGTCACATACCGGGTCACGGTGCAGTGGCGTGATCCGTCGCCGGGGTGGTGCATTGACATCGCAGACGCCGCGGGGAATCCGCTCGTGATGGGCATTCCGCTTGTCACGGGCGCGAACCTGCTTGAGCAATACGCGTACCTCGGAATCCGCGGCGGACTGTATGTGCAGACCGACAACGACCCGGACGCCCTGCCGACTTTTGGAAATCTCGGGGCTTCCTCTCACCTCTACTTCGTGCCGTCATCGTGAGCGCCAGTCAGTGGATTCGTAAAGCCTCCCTCATTGTGGGGGACAGCTCAAACGCCCTGGACCTGTCCGATTTGCGCTTCCGGTTCGTCGTCCGACAGCAGGATACGCAGACTCCGAACAACGCAGATATCCGGGTCTACAACGTCTCTGACGCCACGGCAAAGCAGGCGCGGGCGTGGCAGGAGGGCGGAACGGTCGTCATTCAGGCCGGCTATGGCGGTAACTTCGGGACAATCTTCCGAGGCTCCATCATTCAGGTGCGAGTCGGGAAAGAAAGCCCCGTCGATTCGTACATTGACATCACGGCAGGTGACGGCGACCTTGGCTACACCTTGGCAAAGGTCGCAAAGTCATTCGCCGCCGGGTCGTCCGTCAAGGACCACGTCTCCGCCAGCCTGGAAGCAATGGCGCCCTACGGCGTCACCCGCGGATGGATGCCGGACGATCTTCCCGCGAAGCCCTTGCCACGCGGGAAAGTGATGTTCGGCCTCGCGCGAGACTGCATGGAGACATCGTGCAGGACAGCATCCGCGGACTGGACGATCCGCAACGGCGCGCTGGAGGTGATCGACAAGCTCGCGTACCTGCCCGGCGATGTGGTTGTGCTGACCTCTGCCACGGGCCTTGTGGGCTTCCCTGAACAGCAGATCGACGGCGTGCACGCGCGGGCGCTGATGAACCCTGCCATCGTCGCTGGCCGCGCCATCCAGATCGACAACCGCTCAGTTCAGGAATACCGCCTGCCCATAGACGTAGGCGGCACGGCGCAATGGGGATTTGTCCCGAAGCTGGACGCAGACGGTTACTACCGCGCCCTGGTCGTGGAGCACCGCGGGGATACCCGCGGGCACGAGTGGCACACCGAAGTGATCGGCGTCGCCCTGGCAGATCCTGTTCCTGTCGCGCTGCTGCCGAAGCTGGTCATCAAGCCGGGCGTCTAGCCCGCATTGGAGATACCCCATGAAACGCCTTGAACGCCGCACAGATCCGGCGGAGATGATCCGTGCCGCCTTGCGCGGCATGGCAAACGGGATCTGGACGGCGCTGCCCGGCATCGTTGAGTCCGTCAATCTCGCTGCCCAGACCGTCACCGTCCAGCCGTCCGTACGCGAGCAGGTGACGATGGACGACGGAACGCCGGCATCGGTCCCGCTGCCGTTGCTGCCAGACGTTCCCATCATTTTCCCGTCTGGAGGCGGCTACTCGCTGACCTTCCCTGTCGAGCCTGGCGATGAATGCCTCGTGGTGTTCGCGGATCGCTGCATCGACGCCTGGTGGCAGTCTGGTGGGGTGCAGGAACAGGCCGATCTGAGGGCGCACGACCTGTCCGACGGATTCGCCGTGTTCGGCCCGCGCTCCCAGCCTCGCAAGCTGTCCGGCGTGTCGTCTTCATCTGTGCAGCTCCGCGCCGACGACGGTTCGGCCGCTGTGGAAATCTCCGCGTCTGGGATCGCGCTGCACCATCCCTCTGCCGTGACCATCACGTCATCGCACGTGACGATTGATGCGCCCGTGACCGTCACGGGGCCGATTACCGCACCCAATGGCGCGACCATTGGCGGGATTCCGTTCGGATCGCACCATCACACAGGCGTGCATGCCGGCAGTGACACCTCCGGAGGGCCGACGTCATGACCATCCGGTATCGGCGCTTGGACGCGTCAGGAGACGCGATCTTTGGCCATTCCTCGGCGGATTTCCTTGTAGACAGCCCGGAGGCTGTAGCGCAGGCCGTGCTGACGCGCCTTCGCATGCTGCGGGGCGAATGGTTCCTTGACTCGACTGAGGGCACGCCATGGGCCACTGAAATACTCGGCGAGCACACCGGCTCGACGTATGACTTCGCGATTCGCGAGCGCATCAGCGGCACGTCCGGCGTGACTGAAATCGTGTCCTACACGTCGTCACTGTCTGGCCGCGCCCTAGCCGTATCCGCCACCCTCAATACTGCCTATGGGCAAGCCACTGTGAGCGCAGTCCTATGAGCATCCCTGTCTGTACCATCGACGAAAACGGCATCACAGCGCCGACCTACGCCGACATTCTGGCGGCCCTCAAGACGGCCTATCAGTCCATCTACGGGCCTGACATCTATCTTGAGCCGGACAGCCAGGACGGCCAGCTCGTCGCCGTATTCGCTCTGGCGCTGCACGACACGAACGCCGCGATCATTGACGCCTACCGTCAATTTTCTCCGGCCACTGCGCAGGGCACGGGGCTGTCGAGCATGGTCAAGATCAATGGCCTACGGCGGCTGTCGAGCAGCAACAGCACGGCCACGGTGCGCGTGGTCGGTCAGGCCGGAACGATCATCGCAGGCGGCATCGTGTCCGACGGTACGCATCAGTGGGCGCTTCCGTCCGCGGTCGTGATCCCTGTGTCCGGACAAATCGACGTCCTTGCCACGTGCGCGACGCCCGGCAGCATTGCCGCGGGCGCCAACACGATCAACCAGATCGTGACCCCTGTCCGCGGATGGCAGACGGCCAACAACCCGGCCGCGGCCACGCCGGGCGCGCCGGTCGAAACCGATGCCGCGTTGAGGGTGCGCCAGTCTGCGTCTACGTCTTTGCCGGCTCAGTCCGTGCTGTCCTCCATCGTGTCGAGCGTGGCGAACATTGCCGGCGTCGTGGCGTGGAAAGCCTACGAGAACGACACGGGAACGACCGACACCGACGGAATCCCCGCGCACAGCATCTCCCTGGTGGTGGACGGCGGCGACCCGCTCGCCATCGCTCAGGCCATCGCGCGCCACAAGACGCCCGGTACTGGCACTTACGGCACCACGTCCGAAGTCGTGTCGGACGGATACGGCCCGTCAGTCACGATCAATTTCTACCGGCCGTCACAGGTCGAGATGACCGTGCAGGTCGCGCTGTCTGCTCTCCCTGGGTACGTCTCCACGACCGGCGACGCCATCGTGGCGGCGCTATCGTCCTACATCTCGTCTCTCCCCATCGGGGCGGACGTTCTCAGGTCAAAGCTGTTCGCCGCGTGCGAAATCGCGGGCCTGTCGGACACGTACAACGTCACGGGCATCCTGATCGCACGCGGCTCAGGTACGCCGTCCGCATCGGACGTGGCCATCGCATTCAATGAGGCGGCGGATTGCCCTGCTGCGTCAATTGCTCTAACGGTGTCGTGACATGAGCGGACCTTTCGTAGATGCCACAGGCCGGCATGGAGTCACCGTCGTCGGCGATGTCTCCACGACGTCATCTAGCTCGTTGTGGTGGGGCATGTCGTCCCACTTCGACGGGTCGGGGGACTGGCTGCAGATGTCGGGCGACATGTCTGACTTCAGTTTCGGCGCAACGGATTCGGCATGCATTGAGCTTGCGTTCCGGACGTCGAAAGAAAACGTCGTGCTCATGCAGACCGGGACGGGTGGGTGGGGCGTAGAAATTGATGCTGGAGTTGGTCATTTTTTCGGAAATTCTGGGTCAATTATCGCTTTCGGTCATTCATCAGGGAATGTATCTGATGGGCGGTGGCATCACGTCGCTATTCAGTTCGCCTCCGGCGTGTACGACGCATGGCTTGACGGCATTCATCAAGGTTCAATCTCTATCACCGGAGGCCTGTCATCTGGCGCCGGCCCGGTATCAATTGGCGCGAATGCCATCCCGAGAGCGGGCACGGGTCTTGATTTTCTTGGGGAAATTTCTCATGTTCGCGTGACTCGTGCCTTAAGATACGGCGGGACATTTACCCCATCGCCACCTGTTTACGGAAGCGGAGACCCGCATTGGGGCTCTGTCGTCCTCGCGCTGCCGATGTCGCTCCCACCTCCTTCTGCGACCGTTTCCATTGACACGATGACCGCGGACACCGACCCACAAGGCGACTGGGCGACGCGTGACGGATCGGCCGGGCGCACCGTATCCGGGTCAATCATCGGGACGCTCGCAAGCGGAGAAGGCGTGCAGGCGTCGTTCGACGGTGGCTCCACATGGGTTGCTGCGACCATTTCGGGCGCTTCATGGTCCGCTGTTGATCCGACGGCGCACGCGACGAGCTGGAACATCATCGCCCGCGTCGTGAGCAGCATCACGGGGCTGTACGGCGCGCTGGCGATCCGTGCTGTGACGCTCATCACAGGGCCGGCCCCACTCGACAACCCGTACCCGCCGCTAATCATCAGCGAACACGCCAACGCTGCGCGCTACATGGCTACCGTCGACCTTCTGACGAGACCGCTGTTCGCTTCTCAGATTTTCGCGCGTGCGCTCGTGTCGGCGTTCGACCTGGACGCCGCGGTCGGAACGCAGCTCGACCAGATCGGCTTATGGGTCGGCCAGTCCCGCTATCTGGACGTGCCGATCACGGGAGCCTGGTTCTCGTTCGACACCTCCGGCGTAGGGTTCGATCAAGGCGTCTGGAAGGGGCCCTATGACGCCACCACTGGCGTGACTCGGCTGGCAGACGCGCAATACCGCCTGCTCCTGAGGGCCCGCATCGCTGCCAATCACTGGGACGGCACACGACGGGGCGCAGTCGAAGCATGGGCCGTCATGTTCGACGGAACGGGCGTCTCATTCGCCATCCAAGACAACCAAGACATGACCATCAACATCCTTGTTACTTCGGACCACACGCTTGATGCGGCGACGCGTGCGCTCATCACGGGCGGATACCTCGGCATCAAGCCGGCCGGCGTGCACATCAACGGCTACACCATCTCTGAGGGCTAACCATGGCATCGACTGACATCCTCCCATTCGGCACCGGAGACGGCGCAAACGTCATGAGCCAGGCGGCCTATGCAGCCCTGTCTGCCCGGACGGCCGGATTTTCGACGGGCGTTGCTCAATCGCAGCAACTCAACAAGGTGTGGCGACAGTCGTCATTCGTGGCGGCCGGCGTCGCGAACTGGATCGTCGCGCAGGGGATCAGCGTCCCTGACGATGGAAGCATTACCGGCTTCGTGACAGAGCTGACCGCGGCGCTGACCGCATTCGTTACGCCACTCCTGCCCGCTGTCGCGGGCGTTCCGACGGGATCGATTTCCGCGTTTGGCGGCACGACCGTTCCGTCCGGCTGGTTGGAATGCAACGGCGCCGCGGTGAGTCGAACGACCTATGCAGCGCTGTTTGCCGCAATCGGCACTGCGCACGGTGCTGGAGACGGATCGACGACATTCAACGTCCCGGACCTGCGCGGCGAATTTGTGCGCGGCTGGGACCATGGACGCGGCGTTGATCCGTCGCGCGCCCTGGGGTCGTCTCAGTCCGGCCAGAATGCCGCGCACACGCACACGGGGACGACCGGCGCGACAAGTACCCCTCAGATCCCCGCGAGCCCCGTTCCCGTGGCCACGGACCCAACCTTCGGATTGAACTACTACGGGGTGACGTCTGGCGTCACGCACACGCACACCTTTACGACAGATTCGAGCGGCGGGACTGAATCCAGGCCTCGGAACGTCGCGATGATGTACATCATCAAGGCGTGAGGCCGCGACATGACCGAGCCCAGTTCAATCGGCCTCGCCACGCTGAACCTATCCATCGTCATCACCGGGACGATCATCGGCGCGCAGACGGACGCCCTGGCCGTCGGGCTCATGGCCGGCGTGCTCGTCAGTCTCTGGCTGCACGAGGTCAATTCCTACCGCCGCGCCATCTCTGCAATGCTGTTTTCGTCCGTGCTGGCGGGTTACCTGTCGCCGTTCTTGTCTGACTGGGCATCGGCTCAGTGGGCAATCCGGAACGGCGACGCGCTTCGGCTGGCGATCTCGATGCTTATCGGGGCCGCGGCGCCGTCCATCTTCCCGCTGCTGCTGAGGCGCGGAGAAAGCGCCGTGGCAGTACCAGGCCAGGAGGACGGGAAATGATGCCCTGCCTTCAAGACGCGGCAGCCATCGGCGCTGCCGCTGTGCTCGTCCATTTTTCGGCAGCGTTCGTGGCCAGCACCAGCCGCAAAGCGTGGCCCGGCGAGCGGTGGCGGTGGTGGGTGTTCTGTGCCGCCATTCCGTGCGTGGCGTCTGGCGCATTCGGCGTCGTGGCTGGCGTCACATGGGCGCCTGCTGTCGCCATCGTGGGGTCGGCCCTCTTTCTTGTGGCCAATCGCCGGAAGTGCTTGCCCATGCAGAAGCAGCCCGACAAAGGAGCGTCGCAATGAACCTGTCCGAACACTTCACCCTGGCCGAACTGTGCTTCTCATCGACCGCACAGCGCTTGGGCATCGACAATGTCCCGCCGGCCGAAGTCATCGACCGGCTGTCTCGTCTGGCGCGCGGCCTTG